CTGGTACGGGCCGAAGGTCACGCAGGCCGTGACCGGCGCCGCCATCCAAGGACTCAACCAGGCCGCCGAATACGTCCGATCCCAGACCGTCCCCCTCACCCCGCTACGTGACGGGGACCTCCGGAACTCGTTGCACGTCTCCGAAGCCACCACGGGCGACCCGGTCGCCGCCGTGTTCACGAACCTCCCCTACGCCGTCCGGCAACACGAGGAACTCAACTACCGGCACCGCGACGGCCAAGCGAAATACCTCGAGGTCGCAGCCAACCAGTCCAGGGAGCAGGTCTCCCGGATCGTCACCACCGCAGTGAGGAGGGCCACCCAGTGACCACAGTGAATATGGACGTCACCGACTCCCTCACCCTCGACCTCGCCGCCGGGTTCATCGACCTCATGGTCAACGAAGCCCACGTCGGCACCTGGAAAGAGGACGGGTACAAGAACGGTGACCTCGGCATCGTGATCGGCGCCATGCCACAAGCACCCGCCGACCTCATCGCCATCACCCCCTACGTCGCGCAAGTCGACGTGGAACCAGGTGTGGACGTGCGTGCCTTCCAGGTCCGCATCCGGTCCGGGTCACGCGACCCGAGACCCTGCATCCAAGCCGTGGACAGGCTCCACGACACCCTCAACGGACTCGGCCCGGTCACCCTCGGTGGCCACTCCGTGCCCCTCATCTGGCGAAACAGTCTCGCCGACCTCGGTCTCGACACCTCCGACCGGTACGAGATCACCGACAACTACTACCTCTACGTAGACAAGGAGCCACACCATGGCTGACAACACCACCGCCCTCGCGTCCAAGCTCGCCCGACGCTACGCCGTCGAGGTGAAGCCCACCGGATCCGACGACACCGCATGGGTCCGCGTCAAGGGCATCAACTCCCTCACCCCCGGCCTCGACCAGAACTTCGAGGACTCCACCGACTTCGACAACGACGGCTGGACTTCCTCCGAGAAGACCTCCCAGGGCTGGAACCTCGCCCTCGGCCTCATCGAGAAGGTCGGCCAGGCGGACAAGAAGCAGGACCCCGGCCAGCTGATCCTCGAGAACACCCAGGACAAGTTCGGCGGCGAAGGCTTCGTGGACGTCCGCTGGGGCGAGCGTGACGGCGAGATCGCCTACACCGGCAACGCTGCAGTGCAGTGGGAGCCGCAGGGTGGCGGCGTCACCGACCTGTCCTCCGTGAACGTGACCCTCACCGGAAACGGGGCCCGCAAGAAGCTGACCCCGAACCCGTTCAACACGGGCGACTCCGGCCAGGGCGCCAACCCGGGGGAATGACAGCCCGCGTCTCCGCCACCGTCTAAGTGGCGGGGACGCGGCTGCCCCGCTCCCGCAAGTACTGAAGGAAGGAAGCCACTATGGCTGACTGGACTACCCCGCTCCCTGCGGACGCCAAGGTTGGCGACGACGGGCACCCTGACCTGCACAACCAGATCAAGGCGAACGTCGTCGAGATCCGCAACCTGGTGGACTCCGGCGCACTCAACGGCAAGGACGGTGCTGCTGGCGCCAAGGGTGCCACCGGGGCCGCTGGCGCGAAGGGCGACAAGGGCGACAAGGGCGACACCGGGGCGACCGGAGCGAAGGGTGCGGACGGCAAGGATCTGTCCGCCGAACTCGCCGCGCTGACCGCCCGCGTCGCAGCACTCGAAACCCCAGCAGGCTGAGCCTGCCCAACTGACCGGTCCCCGGACGTCACGCCCTGGTGGGTGCGCGGCGCCCGGGGACCACCCCAACCCACCACCAAAGGAGACACCACCATGTCTTTCAACGCATACCAGGCCTTCCGAGGCCCCATCAAACTCCCCATCGGCGGCAAGGAATACACCCTCCCGACCGTGTCCGCCGAACTCGGCGTCCGCCTCACCCTCATCGCCGAACGATCCTCCGAGATCATGCGCATCGCCATCCACAACGACGAAGCCAGACAGGCCGCCGAAGCCAACGGTGAACCCGCACCCGAACCGGAACCGATCCCCGACTTCCAGATCGACGGCGTCGAATCCGTCGACGACATGAACAAGGAACTCCTCGGCCCCCTCTACGACGAAATGGTCGCAGACGGCGTCCCCTTCGAAGCCCTCGTCCTCGCCGGGCAGACCGCAACACACGACTTCCTCTACGGGCGCGAAGCCGCCGAGGCCTACTGGAACTCCGGTGGCGACCCAAAAGCAGTAGCGGAGACGCTCCCCGCAGCGAACGTTTTCAGTCAGAGTACGGGCGCGGAGAATACGACCCCGACACCGGACTCTACGAGTGGTACGAAGCCCCAACCGAAGAAGTCGAAGAGCTAAACGGCTCCCACCCCACCATCACCTACACGGCCATGGTGGAGCAGTGGCGGCTCCTCGAGGGCGCGTTCACGCAGGTCCTCGGCATCACTCTCGAGGACGAGTTCCCGAACCGCTCCTGGCGGTGGTTCACCACGCACGTGAACACCCTCATCAACACGGACTGCGCGTTCGCTCGCGCCGTCGCACCCGAGCCGAAGAGTGCACCCGAAACCGAATAACGGAGGTTACCCGCCATGGCCATGACCGCTGCCGAACTTGTCGCCTACCTCCGCCTCGACGACCGTGGCTTCACGAAGGGCATGCAGCAGGCCGAGAAGACCATGGCCGCGTCGGACGGGAACTTCCGCAAGTTCGCGAAGGGCATGGGCAACGCCGCAGCCGGGGCGATTACCGGTGGCGCCGCCGCCGCCACCGCATTGGGCACGTCCGTGTTCAAGACCGGCGTCGAGTACAACACCCTGCAGCAGTCCTCCCGTGCCGCACTCAAGACGATCATGGGTGGCGGCGCGCAGGCCAACGCCCAGATGGACAAGCTGGACTCCTTCGCGAAGAACTCCCCGTTCTCGAAGGCCGTCTTCATTAAGGCGCAGCAGCAGCTCCTCGGCTTCGGCATGACCGCGAAGGACGTCGTCCCCACCCTGGACGCCATCCAGAACGCGGTCGCCGCCACCGGTGGGTCCAATGAGGATATTGCCGAGATCAGCACGGTCCTCGCCCAGGTCACTGGTACCGGCAAGATCACCGCCGAAACCCTGAACCAGCTCGGCTACCGGGGCATCAACGCCGCCGACATCATCGGCAAGGAGATGGGCAAGTCCGGCAACGAGATCCGGGCATCCATCACGAAGGGCACCCTGGACGCCGGCAAGGCCATGGACGCGCTGACCTCCGGGATGCAGAAGCGTTTCGGTGGTGCCGCAGCAAACGTGAAGCAGACCATGTCCGGTGCCGCCGACCGTATCAAGGCGGCATTCCGTGACGTCGGCTCGAAGCTGGCAGCCCCGTTCGTGGACCCGAATGGTGGCGGCCTCGCGATCACCTGGTTCAACCAGTTCGCTGATGTGATCCGTGCGGTCGAGGGG